TTCCTGTTTATTTGTTTTCATTTTTACCCTCCTAATAGGTATTTGTTAATGAGCTTTCATTATAACTAACTGCATACAATTTGTATACTCTTTTATTAGTTAATTTTAGAGCTTGACTTGACCTGCCATCTCATCTCCTGCCGTCCCCCAGCTCAGCTTTAGTGTGTTATCATGTGTTATGCCCTACGCATCACAAACCTTCCCCCGACCCCGAAAACAAAGCCCCGACCCGACCCGAATACTACCAGCTCTTTTACCTGGACGGAGATCCAGAGCTAACTTGTGTTGTGTGTTATTTAATCCTCACTACACCAACCACTAGCCCTATTAGATAATCCCGAACCCGACCCGATTTTTGCGTAGCTTTTTTGTGGGAGAGGGGCCGAGAGAGAGGGGAAATGCGATTAACTTTCTAATTTCCAGCATATACGTAAATTTAACTGTAAAAATATATTACAATTTGTAAGCTAAAGTTCTTGCATATAGTGGATACATTTAGTAATATTAAATAGTGGTACTCTCAAAGGTCATGAGGGGGAGCTAAGTTAGTCAATTAAAACAATTGCATACCGAGATTGATAAGCCACATTTTTATTAACCCACAAACTTATAGGAGAGTAATTATGGGAACTAGAAGCAATATCGCTTACAAAAAATCAGATGGGAAAATCGTTAGTATGTATTGTCATTATGACGGCTACCCACAATATAACGGAGTAATGCTTAACGAACATTACAACACCAAAGAAAAAGCCAGAGGTCTTGTAGATAACGGCTATCAATCATCACTTAAAGAAACCGTAGAGGAATCTAATAAAGACAGAGTGCATGAAGAACCACCCACAACATATCATTCATTTCATGCGTTCATTATGGACATCAATTTTGATATTGAATGGGTATATCTATTCAAAGATAACGCTTGGTATTACGCAGAGACTTCATTAATTAGACTGCCTAACGGCAAGTATGATATTGAGGTTGACGATTTTTCTTTACTATCCGATCTGCATTACACAATAAACGTAGGAGATCAATCGTGAAGTATAAGTTTAAAGAACGAAACAAATTCAAACACATTAGACACAATACTTTTGACATACCAACAGGGGAATTAGAAACTCCCCTGACTAATGGACTTGAAGTATTAGAGTTTTTAATGACTGTAGCCAATAAAGAACGCTACCAATTTAAAGCTAGAGGTAGAGGTAGCCGTAAAAAGTTTGGTAGTGTTTATGATCTACCGATAGAACACGCAGAAAAAATAGCACTCTATCATCAAACTAGAGATCATATCGCTTTTAAAGAACACCAAGAACGCTCTAGGTCTAAATCGTCTTGGGCAATTCGCAGTCAATTAAGAGAGATCAAAAACGCTATAGAAACTCACAACGAAATCTTTGATAACGATTTAGAGATAGATCTAAAAACAGGAGATCAATCATGAGTGCTGGCATATATGAAGTAATTATTAAAGTTGAAATATGTGATTGTGAAGATAAACAAGAAGCTATTGCTTTTGTAAAAGATAATGTTGGTCTATCAGAATTTAATTTAGAAATAGAAGCGAGGGTAATGGAGTTAACTGACAATGGATAAACAATTTGAAACAACATTAGAAACTCACAACATACCTACAGAAATAAAAGTTATTGATCAACCATATAGTATATATTCAGTATGTTATGAAACATTTAAAGAGTTCTTTGTAGATGAAGGATTTGAAACAAAAGAAAAATGGGAACTGTATCTAAAAGATTTTAGCGATTGCGACCAAGATTGGATTTCTGACATAGCAGATTTCTATGATGTTAAGTGGGCTTATTGCGACCCTGATGGAGATAAGTGTAAGGGTAATGATTATTTCGTAATTTATGAAATATGGGAAATGGAGATAGTTAATGGATAAACAATATACAGAAGTTGTAGTCAATATAACTGTAGATTTTACAGGTTGGGGAAAAGATTGTTCTATAGAGGAAGCAAAGAAACTTGCTATAAAAAGTCTTACAGACAATATAGAAGATCATTTAGTTGTAAGTATTGATAAAGAAAGTTTAGGTGAGGAGTTAGAGTAATGGATAATAAATTATTTAATGAGTATCGTACTTGTGAAAAATGTAATAATAAATTTTTATTCGCTAACTTATCTCATTCTCATATTGAAGGATTACTTAATCCAATATTAGAGAATGAAAAGGAAGTAGAGGGATATTATTGCTGGGATTGTATAAATGAAAAGTAAGTTTAAACTTGTCCAGGACATTATATTCTTTACTGTCGTGGGTTTATTCTTTACTGCATTATTTTTATCAATCGTTATATTTTTTTTGCCCTATTATGTAGGACGAGAAGTTTGGGGGCGTTATGAAATTTGGTATATAAATAGGGGAGAGAAATAATGGATGAAGAATATTTAATAAGGAAACATAAACAACATTTTAAGCATTTAACTTGGAATGAGTTTATTACAAATGAAAAGTTAGAGTTAATTCATGTGGCATTACAAGAGTTGCAACAGGAATTTAATATTCCTGATAATAACTCACATTTAGAAGATGCTTTTAAATTTACAGAAGATTTAAGAGAAAAGTGTTTTATTAAGGAGAAAAGCTAAATGAATCTCAAAGAATTAGAAAAGGAATGGGCCGAGAATTTTCAAGTAGAAGCCAATGGAATGGTTAAAAAAAGATCAATGCCTAAAAAGTGGCTTATGAAATTAAAATTGCATTACCGTAAGGTAAATACAAAAAAAGATAAGATTATTGAAAAGGAGAAAAGCTAATGATAAATATAGATATAGTTGAAAGAGAATTGTGTACTGCAATTGATATGGAATTGTCAGACACTAAGTTAGAGAAACATAGAAAACATTTAAAACAGTTTACTTTAGATTTGTTTAAAGACTATAGAGAAGGTGGGGAGAAAAGCTAATGGATAAATTATTAGAAGCAGTTAAAGAAGCAAGCATATCAGTTGCTTGTTTACTAGATGATGTTGCAGTTAATGATAGTAGTGAACTAAACTTATCTGAATTACAAAAAGATATAAAACACATACAGGACAAGATAACGATTATAGAAAACTATTTAGACCCTTTTGTAGTTGCAGAACTAAAAACAATAAGTGAGGAGCAATATGTCTAGTGATATAACAGAAGTAATTGATGATTATTGTATGGCTAGATATGGGCATACTAATTGGGCTTGGACAGACACTCTTAACGAAGAAGAACAAAGAAGAATGTCTGAACTTGGAGAAATAGAGGGCAATATTATTTTTTATTTTAAGGAGAATATGAATGAGTAGAGATATAACAAAATATAAAATAAGATATACAGATACTGTGACAACGTATCCTCTTGATAAGACTTTTGATTCCGAAGAAGACGCACAAGATTATATTGATTCAGGAGAAATTGATATAGATTATGGCTGTTGCGACAGTAGTTGTTATGAGGTGGAGAAAGTCTAAGTTGCTATATAACCGTAATAACTATATTATACGTAGGTGGTACTTGTTTGATTTGATTTCAAATTCTCATTACTCTCCTAAAAGTATGTATCTTCCAAGTACCACAACCCCATGACTGTTCTATTTTTTATAGCTTTAGTTATCTATATCTTTATTTGGGTAAATGACAACCCTAATCAGTAATAACCCCATTACTTGAATCTTTAGGGCTTGCCGTCTGCAAGTCCTCTTTCTCTAATTCCTCTAAACTATCTGCCTCATCTACCTGCTCACCTGGATCTACTCCGTCTGGGAGCTTGTCTGGATCTATAGCCGTAATACTCCCCATCAGTTGTTCCAGGCGTTTCTCTACTTCTTCCCGACTCATTTGATCTATCTTCCCGAACATAACTTCTTTCCTGTCAACCACTAGACCCCCGACTTTAAGCAGACTGTTCTGAGCTGAGATGGCCGCGTTAAAAGATCCAGCTTCGAGGGCCTTGTCCCGAATATCATATAGATCTTGAACTGCCCGATCATAATTAAGCTCATACTTCTTCTTAGCTTCATTCATTAGATAGTTATATTCCTTGCGAATAATAGGATGATTCATCAGTTTGTTAGCAGATTGCCTAGCATCCTTGTAGCCAGCTTTGTGCGCACACTCTACGAGAGAAAGCCGAGGATTATTAACGGCTTGCCATATAAAGTTTCGTTGTCTGCGATTGAGGGAGTTGTCTAGGTTAGCGTATTCAATGGGAGCTTCTTCTTCTGGAGCCAAGATGGGTTCATATTCAAGTTTGTTTTTTCTATATCCCATATGTTTTTAGCAGTTTAGAGCTAAAGTAGTTATATGTGCCTACCCCCACATTACCCTAAAGTGTATGGAGAGGATACCTTAATACAATTTATGCAGTCAAGATATTTATATTATTTTTATACTTTATTCTCCTAATTCTTGTGACAAAAATGAAAAAAATAAAATAATCATAAAACCCGCTTAGTTATAGGGTTTTTTAACGTCATATATCCATGACAATAATAGGACAATAATGTTTTAGTCATCATCTGGACCCAGTTTAGGAGTTAATTTATCAAATAAATCGTAGTTATTAAATACACTAACGTGCCTATCTACCTGGATATATTGATTAAGGATCTCGTCCACAAGGTTATACACCTGATCATCATCATTCGTTGTTTTTTGTATTTTCCAAATGCAATAACTTAGAGTAGTTAAAACAACCGTAAGCTCATCTTCACCCCTAAAAGTATAATTATTAAATAGACTGCTTAATCTTTCCACAATTTCTTTTAAAGTGGGTTTTGGCATTTTACTTTGTATTGGAACTACTTTTAGTGTCATTAATAAACTATACCTTAATTTTGCTTCTTACTTCTATAAATTTATCTAACATTTTTTTAGTCTTACCGTACATCTCATGAATTATCCTAGAGTAACTATCAGCTTGTATTGGCGTATGATTATCTGCCGCATTCCCTTCATGTTCAATACAATAGTCTAAACGGTCATTTATTTCCTTTAGCAGTTTCATCACTTCTTCATGTCTGCAAACAGGACAGCCATATCCTTTTATATGTTCAAAAGGAGTAGCTAAAAAATCGCCATGATCAGGACACCCGATTGTGACATCCTCATCCATTATTACGTAATTATCTTTTTCTTTACTCATGTGTAACCTCCTAAATTACTATGTGTAGACATTATAGACTTTTTGCTCTAAAATACAATTTATATATTACATCAACATTTACTTTAGGAGAGTATTATGGATATAAGAAAAGACAAAGCTTTAAATAAAGCTTACCTAGATGCCATTATAAAGACATCTACCACTAACCTGAATGACAGTCTGGACCAAGAGCTTACAAAGGATAAGTTAAATTATACTTTGTTTCAGCTTAAAGGAAACATCTCAGAACTTACACAATGTGTCAAAGAACTTACTGATGCAGTTGATAAATTAGAGGAAGCATCATGATAGTTGATAAAAGTTTTGAACTTGATTATGTAGGCAAAGGCACACCACATAACGGTATAGATACAAATAGACCTACTTTTAAAACTTTTTGGGAGGTGCAATATCTAGGCAACGGCTTATCATTTGGAGGCACTAAAAAAGAGTGTATTAATTGGATGGCTGAGTTTTACTTAGATTTTTATCATAAGAAAGACACCACAGAAGTAGAAGCCGAAAAGAAAGCTTTAGAGTGGGTAAAAAAATGCATTAAGGAGGCATCATGAACGAATTACCAAAAATATTAGAGAACCAAGAACACGTAATCTTGGGAGACGCAGTTTATTTTCCAGATATGGAACATAACTTTTATCATGAAGCTCCAGGCATATCATCATCAAACATAAGAAGGTTTGGCCAGAGTCAACTTCATGCATTTGAAGAAGATAATGAGACGACACCAGCCATGAAGCTTGGGACCGCAGCTCATTCACTTATTGTTGAAGGAGAGGAAGCATTTGTTAATGATGTAGTTTGCCTAAGTGGATCTCCATACACCAACGCTAATAAAGAGCTAAAGAAAGAGTATGAAGATAGAGGATTAACCGTCATATCATCTAAAGACAAAGAAACGCTTTACGGTATGAAAGAAGCTTTGATCCCAGAAGGAGTCAAACACCTTTCAGCAGTACAGGGTGAATATCCAGAAGTATTTAACTCTCCATTTGAAAGAGCGATCTTTTGGTGGGAAAAGGATCTATTACTTAAAGTTAAATCAGATGTGCTTAGATACCCTTTAGATGTCTCTAGCGATCCAAAATCAATTATCCTGGTGGATTATAAGACTACTACCGATTGTTCTGTTAGGGGCTTTACATCATCCATTAGAAAGTACCAATACGAACTACAGGCCGCTTGGTATAAACGTGGATACGAGAAAGCTGGGTTTAACGTGGTTGATTTTATGTTTGTAGCACAAGAAAAGAAGAAACCGTTTGCAAGTAAGATCTTCAAGATGAAACATGAGGACATGACATCTGGGTGGTTAAAACTTGAGCATTTGCTGGGTGAATACAACGCAGTATTAAACGGTAAGGAAGCTACTACATACAACTCACCTAATATAGTTAACGTAGATCTAAAAAGCTGGGGAGAGGAGTAATGAAAAAGAAAGTATTTTCAAAAAGAAACTTAGAAATATTAGATGAATGGAACAATAATTGTGACTCTACGCTACAAAGTATTGGACATAAATATGGGATTACCAGGGAACGTGTAAGACAAATTCTATTAATAGCAAAAGAACGTGGTTTGGATGTAGAACAATCTGTAGAAAAAACAAAATTAAGAAACGAAATAATAAAGGAAGGTATTATAAAAGAGATAAATATAGGATTAAGACATTACGGCACATTAAAATACTATGAATGGCGCAAGTTATATGTAAAACAAGATAAAAATAATTACCTTCGTAGAGAAACTTTAAGAGAAATTTTGTTAAAAAGATGGAATGAAGATTTAGATCCTTTATTTAATTTTCATATTTCTATTAATTTAACACCTATACATTACAAAATTTTAGATCTTAGAAAATCAGGCAAAACTTTAGACCAAATAGGTGAAATAATTAACAGATCAAAACCGCTAGTTTCACGTTATTTGAGAGATTTACATGAGCATGATCTTTATGATTATTCTAATGAAAAACAAGTTAAAGCTGTAAGCTTAGATAATTTTGTAATTGAAAAAACTCTTAATCATATAAGAAATGAATTGCGACAAGGTAAATTTCTAAGTCAAATAAATATAGAAAAAAACGACCTCTCGTTTGGAAAACAGTCGGTAAGACATTACATAAGAAGGCATTTTCTTTACCCACACTACGTAAATGAAAAAAAACGTACAGAACGGGTTAACGAGGCAATAGTTCGTTTAGCATAATTGGAGAAAAAAAATGAAAGATACAGAAGATTTTAAAGACGAGTGGAGAAATGAAGCTGATTCTGAAATGAAAACATATATGATTAGAGCAGAAAGAAAATTAATTGGTTATTACAACATCAAGTGTAAATCACTAGAAGAAGCTAAAGCACAAGCCAAATATCAAATGGCAGTTAGCCCTAAGACTGTAACAGAGTGGGAGAAGCAAGAAGAAATTGTTTTGCCACGAGAGTCTATGGTGATTCAGCCCTACAACGAATTTACAAATAAGGAGAAAAAAGATGGCTAGACCTAAAAAGAAAATCCAGAAAAGAGAAAAGGTGTTTAACTTTGTGAGCAAAGTTATAGACCTAATTCAAAACAAGTGGAAAACCACCATTAAAGCATCTTTGTTTTTGTTTGGTGTAAGTGTTTTTATTTATATAGTGTTCTTTTGGATTGATACAGTCCAGGAAATACGTTTTGAAATCATTTATATATAATGAGTGAAGATCTAGTAAACCAACCACCTCACTATACTAGGGGTGAGATAGAATATATAGATGCTATGAGATCTATGCTTACGGCAGATGAATTCAAAGCTTTCTGTAAGGGCAACGCAGTTAAATATATATGGAGAGAAGATCACAAAGGATCTAACATCCAGGATCTAGAGAAGGCCGTTGTGTATCTGAATTGGGCTATAGAACGTCTAAAGAATATGTAAATAAAAACAAGGTAAAAAAAAGGGGCTTTATGCCCCTTTTTCTTTTCTACACTTAGAATGGAGGTTTATCTCCTGCTGGTGAAGGTTTCATTTCTGAAGGTTCCATCTTTATGATTTTAGTCTTCAAAGAAGTAACTTGTTCTCCTTGATCATTCTTCCAGTTGTCTTCAAACTGTCTGATACCAAGTCTAAGTTGCTTACCAATAAAATCTTTTGCAAGATCTGGAAGCTTTTTAAATCCAACAGTAATAGCGAGACGACTAAATATCTCACTCGCTATCCTTTTTGAATCTTCATTAGCAGACCATAAGTTATACCATTCATTATGATCGCGATACTTACCACCATCAATTTGAAAGGTAACTTTCTGGGTCCAATTACCGCTGTTAGATTTATATTTCTCAGCAGCAATAATCTTTGCCTCATACTCACCAGTTGGAGCAACCTCTGGACCTCGAGATTCCATTTGCTCCGCATTCTCGAAAAAATCAACATCATTAAAATCTGACATTACGCACTCTCCTTATTTTCGATATTAATAGAAAACCCTAACTTTTCAATTAGGGCAGTTAGATTGGGTTCCTCAAAGGCTTCTAGCTTGCCGCTACGATCTTTGGCTGTGTAGCCTTGACCTATCCTCGTTTGTAACCACCTTTCCGCTACAGAATTACCGTCATCATCTTGACCGTCAATAATACGTAGGGCCAAAACCTCGTCAAAGAAATACGTGATTGCATCTCCTAGAGGTTTACTTGCCATTTTAGGACCAAAGAAAAATACGCCATCATTATTTTCTTTACCTTCTTTGCAAAGAAATAATACGTGAGTATCTAGATCCCTAAATGATCTCATTAGACTTGTAACAGCTTCACTTACGTTCTGGTAAGCCATTCTTCCGTCTTTGTTTCTGCTTTTCTCATGTACCAGTAAGATCTCTGAAATCTCTGAAACTGAGTCTAAACACACGCTATCATAGGATAATTCACCAGATGCTAGAGCGGCATATACCTCTCTTAAATCATCATAACTCTTTACCTCAATAGCTGACACATTAGGTGCGTCTTTAATAGAAAGCAATCCAGCTTCTGCACTTATGACTAATACGTTGCCTGGCATACTTTGTGTTGCGTATGTTTTTCCAGCTCCGGCTTGACCATAAATTAAAAGCTTGGCTCCCTGTTGATCCACCATTTTATCTGGTGTCTTTATTTTATCTTTTAACTCGCTCATAACTACCCTCCTTTTGTATGTGTAAAAATGAACTTGATAATTATAACCTAAGAAACTACAATATGTAAATCATATTATTTAGGAGATGTATATGAAAAAACAAATTGATAAAACTTGGTTAGCAAATTACTATTTCAGGACCAAGACTATTGCAACAAAAAAATTAAAGGAGCTTAATACTATGGGCATACAACCTAACCATAAAGAAAGAAAAATAGATCATTACACATTACCTGTTTATATTAAATTTTTAGGATACAAAAAAGCCGCAGAGGATTTTAAATGCTCAGAAGCTACTTGTAAGTCTTGGAGATATGGATATAGACAACCGTCTATAGCGCAAGCTAAACAAATTATAAAGGCAACAGAAGGAAGATTGGATTTTGAATCTATTTACGGTTTAGTATCTGATATTTTAGAAGAACAGGAATAGTATGTTCCAGCTCAATATTACCGAGGATGACTCGTCCTTGGATATTGCTCTGGCTTATTATGATGATGGATATAATGTAGTACCTTTACAAAGATCGAATAAGAAACCACCACCATTTTTAAAAGGCTGGGAACAATATAAGGAAACAAGACCTGAAAGGGATCTTGTAGAGTCTTGGTTTAAAGATAGGGACAATCTAGTAGTAGCATTAGTTTGCGGCAAATTTGTTGTAGTTGACGCAGATTCTCCTGAAGCTATGGATTGGGTAGAAAAGAATTTACCTGCATGTCCGTACAAAGTGATTACGGGTAAGGGTATGCATTACTACTACAACAACCCAGAAAATTACACTACGTTTGCTACAAGACGAACAAACAACACTCCTATAGAAAGATTAATTGATATACGTGGTGTGGGTGGCCTTATTATTGCACCATACAACCGTCATGCTAATGGTCAGGTATATAAGCCTGTCATGATTCCAGATTGGAAAATTTATGACTATACAGATTTACCAGACTTTACCGAAAAAGAATATTTACAAATAACAGGTGTACCTAAAGTTGAAAGCAGTAAACAAACAGCTCCTTTTTCTTTAGACGGGGTGTTAGAAGGATCTAGAAATGATGGAGCAGCAAGAATAGCAGGATATTTAATATCTAAAAACGTAAATTTAGAATTTGTAAGAGTGTTTTTGCAGAACTGGAACAAAAACAACAACCCACCATTACCGCAACGAGAAGTTGATTCTGTTGTAGATAATGTAAAAAAGACACATGACCGCAAGAATCAGATAGCTCCATTATTTACACAATCAACTGAAAACATTAAACGTCCTGAAGATTTATTTTCACCACCTGGTTTACTACAGAATATGTTTGATTTTTGTGAGGACATAGCACAAGTGCCACAACCAGAGTTATCACTTGTAGGTGCTTTGGCTTTAGCAAGTGTGACCTGTGGGCGTTTATACAGAACCAACATGAATAACTTTTCAAGCATGTACTTTATGGGCGTTGCTAAATCAGGACAGGGGAAGGAAAACATAAAAACATTTATTGAATCTGTATTAAATGCCTCAGATCAAGAAAAGCTTATAGTTGGTGATGGATATACATCTAGCGGAGCCGTACATTCCGTATTGAAGATAAGACCTACCCAAATAACGATTATGGACGAGTTTGGGAAACGATTAGAGGCAATTAGTAACGCGGGCAACACTAACAAAGAAGATGGCATACAAACGCTTATGGAGGCTTGGGGAAGGTGTCATGGTACTCTACGACCAGATAACTACTCTTTAATGGCCGTACAGGAAGAATATAAAGAGAAAATGATGAGTAGAGTCGCATACAAACCTGCTATAACTTTAGTGGGATTATCTGTACCTAAGAACTTTTATGGGGCCTTAAATAGCGGAAGGATAGCAGATGGGTTTCTCAACCGTTTCGTTGTAGTGGAATCTAATGAACCAAGAAGAGTTGGAGCATTAAAAAGATATACAGAACCACCTATAAATATAGTTAATTGGGTTAATTATGTGCGTAGATTAAAAGGTACTTTATCTGATGCATCAAGGGAAAATGCAGAGTTGGATATAAGTCAAACCGTTTTAGATTTTGATAGGCAATCAGAAGAGTTATTACAAGACTTTGCTAGAGAAATTATTAAACGACAAGACATACTTGAAAAAGATAATTTAGAACCATTACTTAGTAGATCTAAAGAAAAAGCCATGAGATTGTCTTTGCTTTGCACGTTAGCTTCTAGTGCTGATTCAAAGAAGATAACCGCAGATGTGACCAAATGGGCTATAGATTACATTAGATACTACGATCTTATGTTTATAGAAGCTTGTAGGGACAAGGTAGCTAGTTCTGCAACAGAGTCTAAGATCAAGCAAGTATTGTCATACATTAGATCTAGGAATGGAGAAGGTATATCTAAGAGAGAGGTTGATAGGCACGAATTGTTTAGAAGCATGAAGTCTTATGAAGTAAAAGAGATTATAGAACGGTTAAAAAACGCTGGAGAAATTCAGGAAATTGAAATTAAAGTTGGGGGCAAAGGCAGACCTACTAAAAGGTTTGTTGCTGTAGATCCTAATTTCTTTGAAGAATGAAATTGCAGACAATACCTATTTCAATTAAGGATGCGAATTTATTTGTAGAAAATTTTCATAGACATAATAAACCAGTCAGGGGTGCTAAGTTTTCTATAGGTGCATCTTATGAGGATAAATTAGTTGGCGTTGCAATAGTTGGTAGGCCTGTAGCAAGAAGATTAGATGATGGTTTTACTGCTGAAGCTGTTCGTGTATGCGTTATTAGTGAAGCACCAAAAAATACTAATTCATTTTTATACGGAAGGATTTGGAGAATCTGGCAACAAATGGGAGGCAAACGCATGATTACTTATACTTTACAAAGTGAATCAGGATCTTCTTTGAAAGGAGCTGGATACAAAATAATTGGAGAAACTGGTGGGTGGGAAAAAGGCAAAGGTTGGACAACAAGACCTGGTAGAGAATGGCAGCCTGTAGTCGGACAAATGAAATTTAAGTGGGAAAGGGAGTAAATATGAAAACACCATCATTTGAAACTGTAGATGACCAAAAAAGAGAAGAGAGAGTTGCAGGATTTCTAGAAGGATTATGGGGGGTAAGCTGTCATAAACTTCCAGTCAGTTACTCATTAGATTATTGGATTGAATCTAAAGAAAAAAATTATTGGTGCGAAGTCAAATGTCGCACCTTTGCTTTTGACAAGTATGACACTTTAATAATATCTACAAATAAACTACGCAAAGGATCTTCGTTTGCTTTAGCTACCGGAGTACCATTTATTATTGTGTATGCTATGACTGACGGTATTTACATGCATGAATGGAACAAAGACGCTACGTATGATGTAAGAATGAACGTAAGCGATAACCCTACGTATGATGAAGATAACGAACCTTACATACACATACCGCAAGAAGATTGGGTATGTTTATCCGATAAACCTTTGGGTATGGACCGTAGCGAAATAGGGTTTAGCCAAGCCTAGAGGGCCTGCCAAACAACTGTTCATCTAAAGCCAATCTATCTTGAGATAGGGGATCTATAATTGGCATTTCAGTTGTAGCAACATCTGGTAAAGGAATATTAGGAGTTGGTGCTTGTGTAGTTCTTAAAGATTGTTGCGTTTGTTGCTGTAGATCTTGAACACTAGACGTTGCATCTTGTATTAGATCTTTAACAGGCTTTAATAATTCTTCTATACCTGCTTCATCATAAGCGCCGTCCATAATGCCACTTGCAGCCTCGCTAGCTTCTTCAGTTCCCATTCCTAATTCTCTTACTAAAACTTGTCTTAATGATTGCTCGGTCATGTCCATTACAGTCATAATAGATCCTTTATCTGTTTTTGCTATTGCTGCAACAAATCTTGGTGACGCAAACAATCTTCTAGCTACCGCCAATCCTAGTACTGAAGGCAATACAGCTATGGGGTTTAAAGCCAAGCTAGCACCAATACCAGCAGCTACTAGACCACCAGCTGCTCCGCCTCTTCCTGCCTCTAGTCTAGTTAAAGTATCTATTTGCCTTTGGAAATTTCTTAAACCTTGTGAAAGTTCTTTACCAAACATAGCTTCTAAAGTTTCATCACCATAAGAATCTAAAGCCGTTTTAAGATTGCCTGCTTTAAATAGATCTGTAATTCTTCCTTTACCATTTAGATCTATAGATTTAGCTAAAAGTTTTTGCATACTGGCTTGTTGTATAGACGTAAACACTTCAGGACTAACGGTATTTTTTAATATCTCTATATTCGCATTTGCATTTGGCCTAAATATTACATTAACCGTTTCATCTATACCTTTTAAAGGTAAATCTGATATAGCTCTGTTAGCTTCAAGTTTTAATCTTTCATCAGATGCTTTAGCCAATTGTTTAAGGCCTTGAACAAATGCTAAACCTTGGTCACTTGCACTTAATCCTTTTATGTTAGTTGTAAAATCATTAACTAAATTTTTAATGTCTTGTGGCTTTAGTCTTGGGCTTATTTTATTAATTTGCTCTATTGTATCTCTAACAAGTTTAGCTGTATTTTTACCTGTAGCAGAATCAGTAAATAAAGAATCCAACTTGCCTGGATAATCTCTTTCAAATCTTTTAATTTCTTTAGCAAACGTAGTAAAGTTGATTGATTCATCTACAACATCTGTAGATGCTCTAAACGCATCAGCAAACAATCTTTTTTTAATTTGTGACTTTAAAGTTTTTTCTGCGGTTGCAGGTTTACCTGCTTGAACCATATAGTTGTCATAATCTCTAAGAGCTTTAAATATATCATCTAAATCTCTCTTCTCTCCATTTAAAATAACTTTTTTATAAACCTCATCAGCATCAAATGCACCCTTTTGTGAATTGGATATAATTTTTTTAATTTGCAATCTATCAAAAGGCGCCATCCTTTCTGCTGCAATTTTATTAGCCTCTCTTAATTGTTTGATTGCATTATTTACTTCCCTTACTGCTTGACCTTCTAACTCTATAACGTCATCAAAAACACCAGGATAAAGCTCTGCGTTCTTTTTTATATTTTTTGCTAATTGTACGTTGAATTGTTCTACACCTTCTATTTCTAGTTGAGTAAGGATACTATCTGGTTGACCAACTCTAAACACTTCGCCATTTTGATTAACCCTTGAATCATCAAGCTTACGCATGATTTCTATAATTACTTTTCTTTCTGGACTTGCTTCAAGTGTGTCTCTGGAAATAGTATTTAATTTTGAATAAGCGTTTCTAACATGTGACAAGTTAACTGGTCCGCCTCTAGCTACATCATCTTTAAACTCTATTAACGCGTTTTCTATTTTTTTAACAATACCACCATCTAACTCATCTTTATTATTAACACCCCAAAAATAATCTGCATCTTTGTGTTGTTTAATTAATTTAAGAGAATCATCAATATTTTTATTTATAGTGTTTCTTATAACCCTATCTAGTGTTTGTGCTTTTAATAACTCTACCCCTGTTTTACCTTCTGTTGAAGTAAGTTGTCTGAACATATCGTCAACAGCTCTGTATTTTGTACCTAGATCTTTTATAACCTCTCCTCTAGCCCTACCTAAATTATCCATAAGAATTTGTCCCAAAGCTGCTCTACCTGGTGCATCCGCGTAGTTGCCAACCTCTATTGCATCATCCACTACGTCATCTAAAAGCTTTTTTAATTGTTGTGTAACCGTTTGTTCTTTTAATCTAAGGGCCTGCAAGCTGGCTTGTACCTGCTCATCTAAACTACCTTTGGTTGCATCAGATATAGATTTTTGTAGTAGTGCATTCTCGCCACCAATCTCTTTTAATAAGTTATCTATTTCTGCCCTAAGATATGCTGCTGTTTCTTTATCTCTTGTATTGCCTAATACTTGTTCAGAAATATCTTGTAACCTACCAGGTAATTTAGCTCCTAGAGTTGCTTGTGATGCTATACCTTTAAAATCAAACGTTGCTACTCTACCATCTCTTACGGCTTTTGCTATTTGTCTTTCTGTAGCTTCCTTACCAAGATCTGCATCTAATTTTAAAATATCAGAAGCAGATCTTCCTTTGGCCATTTGTCTGTTTAACCTTAAATCAGGTGCTGGTGCGTTTCTTCCTAAAAATAATTTATAACCTAAACCAAAAAGTTCTCCTATACCTTGACCAATAGACCCAAACAAAAACTCCCTACCAAATAGATCTTGCAATTCATCTCTTTCTTGTAACTGAAAACCTTCTTGATAATCTAACGCTTCTTCTCCTCCTTTACCTACAGAAGAACCAACTCCAGCTGCAAACATTCTAGCTAACCTTTGTCTACCGCCTAATAAAGCTGTAATGCCTTTAATTATTCTTGCTTGTGGCAACATAAAGGTTATGGCCCCAGCTATCGGGCCAGCAATACCAGCAAAGTCTGTTAAGTCTCCTGATTTTAGATTAAAATCATTTTCATCAATAATTGTATTTAAGGGTATTACTGAACCGTCAGTAAGAGTTTTAGTTTGTATTGGTAAGCCTAACTCTTCTAAGCCTGTCGGAGTTAAAGCAACTTGTCCTTTTGTATTTCTTGTAAAACCTGAAGATCCTACAAAGTTTTGTAATACGGTTTCTTGTTCTCTGGCAGTTTCTGCTCTTGCAAGTTGCGCTCTAAGATTTCTTAAAGCGCCTTCTCTTTCTGTTCCTTTATCAACTAACCGTTCAAACTTACCTCTAACCCCTGTCTCGTAGTCAAAATAAAGTTTGTCATAAAAGGGTGAAATAGCACCAGAAGCTATAATAGCTTTTACTTTTTTCTTAGCTTCGTTTTCTGAATCAGCTTCTACAAACTCAAATACACCATCAGAAATATTTACTTTGTATCTAGGCATTATTCTAATTCTAAGTTTGTCTCAATATAGCCTGAAGAATTTGCTCCTAATCTATATTCATTAGCAGCATCAAAGTCAAAATTTATGATTCTTTCAAGTAATGATCGATTTACATCTATTACTGTAGAAGGATAACCTTGTCTTTGTAAAGCGGTAGCTCTAGAAATAATTTGATTTTGCCCAGCCCTCATTCCACTTATTATATTATCTCTACTATTTCCTAGAACTTTTTTCAATTCAGCAGGTGAAGTAAATACAGTTACCTCACCAAATATTTGTGCAACTATTTGTCTGTCTAAATTTGAAATAGTTTTACCTGATTCTCCTAAAATATTTCTAACAGATCTTTGCGCTGTTATTTCAAGAACCTTTTGAGTTCTTACTTCAGGAGATAGAGCATCCCATTCTGTTTCACCATAACCAGCAGCATTTCTAATTTTATCTTTCCATTGTCCAAAAAGACCTGATGCACCAAAAGCCCCTTTCACTTTAGCGTCTTCATTAAGAACTTGGTTAATGTCAGATAATATTCTTTCATCTTCATCAAAGTTCTTTAACGCAGTTCCAATTTCATCTTCAAATTCTACATATTTCACAACATCAGCAGCAGACATAGGATCTGCAACTTTAGCATCAAGCGCGGCTTCAGCTTTAGCAAGTCTTAATTTAGATTGATAGTCTCTTTCTGCTTGTTCAGCCATCAACTCTCTAGCGGCCCTTTCTTCAGCAGCTTTAGATGCGCCAAGAGATAAACCTGTTCCCATTTGACCAGTTCTAGTTAGTTCGCCACCAACATTTCTAATAAAGTCTAAGAACCTGTCAGACCCAAAGAATCCTGGTTCTTGTAGTTTTCTAGTTATAGGATCTCCTCCGATAATCCTTCGGTTTTCTTCTATTGAGGTTGAAATAACAGGGTCCCCTTCTATTGAGGTTTCGATAGCTGAATCGTCTTCAATACCATCTTCATCCTCTTCTCCAATTAAATCAGGCAAAGAAGATAATTTTGGCTCAAGTTCTTCTATAAATTCATCTTGATCTAAACCGGCAAATTTATCTTCTACATCTGTTTCTGTATCAACTTCAGTTTTGTCGATATCAACTTTTGTTTCAACAGGTTTTATTTCCTCAAGAGCATTCTCAATTTCATTAACATCGGAAGGAGAAACACCAGCTGTTGAAAGCGCCAATATGTCAATCTCTTCAGGACTCATCCCGCCTCTAGCCACATAATTTGGATCAAAACGATCTTTTTCAAGAAAAGCTCTTGCGCTTTCAGCTGCACCCTCTCCGGCAACTAATCCAATTGCGCCAGGTAAAGTTTTTTCAGCTGCTTCACCTAATACATCACTATAAGCTCTGCTGAATGCAAAAAGCGCACTTCCAAAATCTTCGGGAGCTAACTTACTTCCTCTTGATTCATCAAGTGGTTTATTTCCTCTAAGCAATCTAAGTAAACCTGGTTCGTCTTTTCTTATAAACTCTTTAAGAGCTTTATCAACATTTTCACCTCTTTTTATGCTGGGTGAATTAAACAGTCTATAAAGTTTTCTACCCTGACCTCTACCTTCTTGTATATCTTTTATGCCTTTAGACCAATTAATAATACGTCCGTCACTTAATTGTATGTCGTTTGGTCCCATAAGAGCTTCATCTTCTTCTTTAACTTCTTCTCCTCTTTCAGCAACCTCCTCCACAATAATGTCGTCATTATTCAAGCCTTGTAAGTCTTCAGAAAAATCTGCAACATTAGGACCCAATATCTCCGACCAAATAATATTATCTGGTCTAAGAGTTTCAGGTGGATTAAGATATTTGCCTTGTTGGGCGTAGGGACCAAGCCTAGGATCAAGAGAAGGATCGGCTGGGGGTAAACGGTTATCAACTTCTGGAAAAATCTGTAAATTATAATCTCCAAATACATTAGAAGGCCCTGGCGTCCCAGGTTTAACTGAACCTCCAACTGATTTTGCAATATTTTCTATTTCAGAGTAAGTAAGTCTATCTCCTAATAAATCGAATATTTCTGCGGTATCGTATCCTTGTAAAGAATAGTATGTAGCCAGCTGTTGTGCATTTGTAAGAGGTGAATTGGCAGCACCACCATTTACAAACATTTTCCTTTGAAGATAACTCATTAAGTTGCTCTTGGTGGTTGTAGTGCGGCATAAGCTGAAAAAGCAGCACCAAGACCTTGTGCGCTTGGATCAGGAGCCATACCGTATGTTGAATCAATTCTACTGCCTGCTTGTTGATACCCAGGTAGCATAGAACCAATAGTCTGCATAGTTTGCAACGGCCTCATTTGTTGTCCTATCTGTTGGCTAAACTGTCTTCCGTAACCTGTATCTTGTATGCCTCTTGCGGTAGCTCCCATACCCATAAGTTCAGATCTTTGACCTCTACCTAATCCTTCTAGGTTTGTGCCGATACCGGCTAATTGACCGCCATATCCTGCTAACTGCGCACCCAACCCACTAGCTCCTGCTGCTCTTTGTTGTCCAATTCCAAGTAATCCTTGTGCAGCAGCTCTCTCAGCCTGTCTTTGTCTAGAAAATTCACCCAATCCAGTTTGTTGCGCTTCACTAAAACCTCTTGATCTTATGTTGCCTAAAGCTTCAGCTAAACCTCTGCCTAAAGCTTCTCTTCTTTCTGCTGCACCAAGTCTTGCTCTAGATCCAAAAGCAGATTCGCCTCCAGCCGATATACCTTGCGCTCTAGCTGCTATATCTCTAATATCGCCTTGCTCCATAATGTCATCTATAGTTTGTTGAACCACTCTATCTTCGTAAGGGTTGTAGAATTGTTCGGTCATACTTGGATCGTATGCACCTACGGTCCCTTGTATTAAATCTTCAGCTTGTTGGAAATAAGGATCTTGTAATTGTTCTGCTCGTCTTGATTGATCAATAGCTTGATTTATTAAATTTTGTTGTTGATCAAAAAATGGTTGAAACTGACCAAGACCTGCCTCGGCTCTTTGTCTTGCTAAAGTTTCTAATCTATCTAAACCAGCAGTTTGTTGTAAAGGAACATCAGTTCCAATTAAATTAGCACCTGCTTGTTGTAATTGGTTGAAAAAACCAGGAGTGCCTTCAGTTCCAAAATACAAAGCCCGTATTAACGGGTCTGTCATAGTTTCAGAGCTTATCTGGCCCTGAAGTACCGGATCTATTGTGTTAGCCATTATGTCATACCCCCAGATTTGTTATATTTTTCAAAAGTGTCCATTAATTGATTCATAACATTAACACCTTTTTTTCTATTAGGTTTACTAGCTGCTATCAACTCTATACCTTTTTTTGTTTTGTTGAATTTAAATCCACCCGCTCCGTTGTTAGCAGCAGCAGTCATTACAAACTCACCATCTGATAACATAGCAGGTATATCATCTGAAGTTCCTGTACCAGGGCCTGATGACTCACCACCTTGACGCATATCAAGTTCTTGTACGACTGCCAAACCACCTTCATTAAAATGTTGTCTACCATAACTTATTGGGCCGCCCCCTGCCGCAGCTTGTCTAGGTCTTACGCCTAAGTCAAAACCAGCAAATACAGGTGCTGGATTTAGATCGGGTCTTATGGATTGTCTTATATCGGTTAAACCGCCTTCGGTCTTCTTAGCCGCATCTTTAACTACCTTACCGTATAACAAAGCAAGACCAGCCATCTTGGGATCTATACCACCAAATCCTCCAGTTTCAGTACCGTCACCATCTCCTCCTCCAA